TTCATAAAACCTTTTGCCACTCTACCTGTGCCAGCAGTTAATTTTTTTAACATTGACTCAAATGGTTTTGCAACATTTAAATTTTCACCAAATCTAACATCACGTAAAAGATTTTTTACATCACCAAGTTGTACCTGTGAGTTTACAACTCCAAGATCTAATAGTTTTCTATACCTTGCATTTGCAGCTGCTTCATCAAAACCAACACCTGTTACTTTACCTAAAAATCTTTTTACAGGTGCTCCTGTTTGTAGTGGTGCAAAAGCGTCACCAAAGGCTCTTGCTACAACCGCAGGGTTTTCAAAAAATATTCCATTTGCTGCAGAAAAACCTGTTGCAGAAAATAAATTTCTAAAGTGTGTAACTGGTGCAAGTATTGTTTTTGCAACCTGTGACGCTGCTTTTGGAAATAATATTAAGTTACGATATCCCCAAGTTAAACCTTTTTCTACACCTGTAGCACCTTCTCTTGGTTCAAATAAAAATTTTAAACTTCTTGATGTGTCACCCAGTCCTTCAGCTATTGCTTTTGTAGTAAACTTACCTTGAAGTGGGTTTATTGTAAATTCATCTTTAAAAAATGGTAAAAGATATTTATCTAATTCTACTATTTCTTGATTAGGTAAAGCCTCTGATGCTTTTAATGGATCATCAAAAAAGAAACCTCTTGCTCCGACAGGAGTGTCTTTTGTAACTGTTTTTTTTATTGCTTCATCTTGTTTTGCAAGTCTATCAAATAGTTCATTTTTTCTGGCAATAGCAGATAATTTTGTCATGCTGTTGTATATAGAAAATCTAGGATCTTCCATTTTGCCAAATAATTTTTCTATAGCAACTCTATCTTTGCCTCTTGTTTCAGCTAATATACGATCTGGTTTAATTTGATCTGTTAATATATTTTTAAAAAATTTATCTATCTCTGGGCCTTCATCTGCAGCTGTTTCTTTTACATATTTAAAAGGTAAACTTGGTGGAGCTTTTTGTTTTTGTGCAGTTTTAATAATTGTTTCAACCATGGTTTGTGCTTGAAAATCATTAAGTTTTTTACCATTTTTAGCAGCATATTTTTTAAAAAATTGTTTTGTTTCATTTATTGCCTCTTCTGTTGGTGTGTATCTCATGTAAGGTAAAATAGAAGTATCTTCAAATATTCTATATGTATTACCAAGATATTCTTTTACTCTGTTACCCATAAGTGATTGTAATGTTTTTACATCTTTAGGTGCATTTGATGATGCATTAATTAATTGTGTAAAGGTTCTTCTTGCACCATTTAATGACTCAAATATAGATTTTATAGACTCATCTGTTGCACCATTATCTTTTAATAATTTATACACTGTGGCTGATTTAGAATTAGATATTTTTTGACCTATATTATCAGAAAATAAAACATCATTTAACTCTTTGTAAATATCTGCTCTTCTTTTTGTACTTGATTTATCAAATAAAGATTTAAACGTAGGAAACATAGTATCTACTTGTCTATCTATATTTTTTACTAACTCCATGGCTCTATTGGTATCTGCCATAGTTGCACCTTTTTCTGCCATTTTTGCTTCAAATATTTCTTGTGGCTTTGCACCCCTTGCTCGTAGTGCAGAAAAAATTTTATTAAAATATTGATCTAATTTAGCATTACTAAATTCTATCCTTTTACCACGTGTGGCTGCAGCTTTTATTGCTTTACCTGTGCCATATACAAAAGGTGTAATTAACAAAGACTCAGAACCAAATTTAGTTCTATTCATTAATTTTTTAAATGCATCATCTCTACCACCCTCATCAGTAGTTTCTTCTAACTGTGTTGGTCCTGCTTCAAACACATCACCAAAACTTCCTATATCTTCTACATCTGCAACAAAAGCTTCACCTGCAGAACCACCTGCAACTCCAGCAATAAATTTTTTCTTTCCTAATGTTTTGTTAAAATCATTTGCTTTTTTTGTAGCTTGTTGCAAATTTAAACCTTTTGGATTCATGTAGTTGCCAGCTTTCTTTGCCTTAACAGCACCACTGGCTAATTTAAAACCAACAGTTCCAGGAACACCTACTTGTACTAATGTTTCTACTATTTTACCAATAGCTCTGTCATCTGCTACTTCTTCAAATACATTTATCTTATCAAACGCTTGTTCTACTTTAACAGCAAGATCTGTATCAAAACCTAAATCAATTAACTCTGCACCAAGTGATATAATACCTTCGGGCACTTTTATTACACCGGATGCTACCCCTGCCATTGTTGCTGTAATTACACTTGTTTCTGAACTTTGTTCCTGTGGTGTAAGGTCAAAGTAGCCAAGTGCATCTATCTCTTTAGCCATTTAACCTCCTATTGTAAAAATAATTTGGATAATTCTGGTACTTCTATTGCTTCAAGTTCTGATGTAATTCTTATTATTTTACCGTTGTCTACATCTACGTAAACACCTGGAGCTTTATTTCTAGTATCATACTTACCATCTTTTATTTTAATTCTACCTTTAGGGGACTCTCCAGCTTGTCTTAAAGTTGGTGCAATTTTTTCATCAAAGGTTGCATGATAAAAAGCTTTGTTGCCATCACCATATTGAGTTCTATAACTCTCTAACGTTCTTCTAAAATTTGCTGTCTCACTATATGTTTTACCAGTCATTTCTGATTTAATTATTTCAGCAGTTTTAGCTCTTATCTCCTCTGCTGATGCGTTAGGTGGTAATAAAAATTTTGCTTTTTTTTCAGCTGCTAAAACACTTTGATTTCTTCTATTTAATTGTGTTCCCAGAGCGGTTGACACAGCAGCTTGTTTTCTTTTATCTAATAATGCTCTTCTTGCATCATCTCTTTTTATAAAATCTCTATAACCTGCATCCAAAGCATCTAAAGGATCAACACCTCTTGCTAATGCAAGACCAAGTTCTCCAAGGGGTAATCTTGTTCTTCTAACAGGGGCTAAACTTTCCATAATATCTTGAATTTCTTTTGCCTCTCTTCTAGCTCTTTCAGGATCAAGAGTCCCAGTTGATAATTGTTTTCTATTAGTTAGACCAGTCATGATACCATCATTAGTTGATCCACCTCTTTTAAACATAGGTCTCTTTAAAATTTTAGCCATTATCTATTTCCAAATATTCTTCCGTATATATCAGCGCCTGCAAGACCTAGACCTAGTGCTTTCATTAACGGACTAGCTCCAGCTGCTTCGCCACCTGTCGCTTCGCTAATATTAACAGCTCCTGCTCCTGGCGTTAATTGTGCAATACCTGCACCTAACATAGATAATCTTCTTCTTGGATCATCTACTGCCATTTGCGCTGCTTGTCTTTGTGCGTCTAGTATCGCTTGTGTTTGTGATTGTTGTGCTGAACCTAAAGTTCCAAGGCCAGATATTTGAGCTCTTGCAAAGTCTTGTGCTGCTGCGCCAAGACCTCTTTGTTGATTTGCTATTGCTTGTTGATTTGCAAGATCTTGTTGTCTTCTTGCTGCCGCATTTTGAAATCCTCTTTGTTGTAAGTCTGCTAATAATCTAGCTCTGTTCATGCCGCTTGTTGCTTGAAACTCGGCTCTTTGTACACCTTCACGACCGCCACCAAAAGCACCCGGTGTGCCTAATGCTGATGCTGCTAATCTATTTTGTTCTATTTGTCTTTGTCTATCAAACTCTGCAAGAGTTGTGTCTATAACTTGTTGTTGAAACGGCGATGTATAAGATGCAATTGACCCTGGACCTGTGCCTGCTCCCGTTCCAGTTAGAGCTGATGCTGCATCCGCAGCTGTTGTAGCTTTTGTTAAAAATGGTTCAAAAGCACCAAGACCTTTTGTTGGATCTATAGCTTGTGCATATGCTGCCACTTGTAATGGATCTTGTGCTGCAACTTGTGGTGCAAGTTCAGCCATACCAGCTCTTGTAATTTGAAATTGTTGCGCTTGTGCTTGTCTTTGTGCAAACTGTTCTGCTGTCTCACCTGGTTGTTGAGTTGTTGCTGTAGTGATACTAGGTATACCAGCTTGTCTTGTAAGATCTGCTAAAAATGTTTTTTGTGCTGCCTCTATAAACTCTGGTGGTAATGTTCTTGATTCTGTTATGCCACCGGTTTGTTTTAATACTCTACCACCCTTAGAAAAATTTCCTGCATCTAATGCTATTTGATCCAATTCAGCTAATGTTTCTTGTCCAGTTAATTGTGAAAATATATTGGGATAATCAAATTTAAGAACGTTTAATAAATTATTATAAGCGTTTCTACCTACACTAGGATCCACTTGTCTACCATCTGCAAAACTTGAAAATTTTAAATCATCTGTAAATCTATTTAATTGTTGATTAGAAAAATCTTCTTGTATTTCATCAAACGTTTTACCTTGAGCAACACCTTGCTCTAAAGCTTCTAACCTTTCTCCAGTTCCAGCACCTTTTCCTGACAATCCAACAAACCCTACTCCTCCACCTAATTCTATTTGATCAGTAAATTCAGGAATTAAATCATCTCCCGTCATACCTGAAGCAGTTTGTTGTTGTCTTAAATCTTGTAACGTGTCTTGAGTTTGTTTCGTAAGAGGTGGCGCCTCTGGTTTCATTACAGAAGGTGTAGGTGCAGATGCGCCTAGTCTTTTTGCAATTCTTGCTTGTTGTTCTTCAAACCTTGCTATTTGATCTTGCATAGATTTTTGTTGATCCTCTAATCGTCCCAACGTTCTTCTTCTAAATTTATTTACTATTAGGGAGGGATCACGGCTTCGTTGTAATTGTTCTTGTATTCTTTGTTGATTAGCTATGTTTTGAGCAATATTTTGTGCAAGTGTATTAGCCATTGTAATACCACCCGTTTGATAACCTGCACGTCCTCCAGTTGCCATATTCATTTCGTCTTGAACTTGTTTAATTTGTTCTTTAGTAACTCCAGGAACTAAATCTAAAATACTTGATGGTTCTTGACCAATTTTTAAAAGCATTTTAATCTTTCCTTTAGTAGATTCGTCTATTTCTATTTTTCCGCCTGCTTCCATTATGTTACCCTTTTTTCTAACCTTTTCATTGTATCATACATCCTTTGTGCCCCTTTTTCAATGCTACCGTTACCAGCTCCTCTTACAGCATCTGCTGTAAAAACAAACTCATTTTTTGATAACATAGCAGGCACATCGTCTGCTTTTTCTTTTATACCTACAGGCACAAAACCACCCTCGTCTCTGTAATCTCGTTCCATGACTCCAGCTTTATTTGTTCTCATAATGCCTGTTGGCATACTACCTTTTTTAAGATTATATCTAGCTACAAATGCATCTCTACCTGCATCATCTAGTTGAGAATATTCTTTGTCAAAACTAAAATAATTATCAAAATAGTTTCTCATTTTTCTACCTACATTTTCTTTTCTTCTAGCTAAATATTGTTCTACTGTTTCACCTTCTTGTTGAGGTGGCTCTTCTTTTATAAATGCTTCATACACGTATGACGCCGCACTAGTGATACCACCAAACACTATTCTATCTCGAACTGAAGCTGGTAAATCTCTTAATATTGGAACTTTACCAATTGTTGCATCTGATAGTTTTTTAACACCTTCAAAACCTTTTCTTGCATCGTCAGCTGTCTTTGCAGCTCCTGCTGTCTGTTGAGATTGAAATAAACTACCTATTGGTCCTGTTTTAAAACCTTCCATAGAATATGTTTGGGGACCAAAAACATTACCTAACTCTGAACCTTCAGCTCCACCTAATTTTCCTACAGTCTTACCAAAAGCAAAAGTAGCGGCACCTTGTTTTATTGCATCGCTTACACTACCTCTTTGATCAAACCTACCAATACCTCTCATTAAAGCTGCAGTGCCAGGATAAAAAGGTGCAACTAATGGTGCAGCTTTTACTGCAACATCTGCTAATTCATTTGGTATAATTTTTCTAACTCTCTCTTTAATACCACCAAGTAAATAATTAGTTCTTGGAACAACATTCATTATTCCACCCTTATTACGTAACTGTCTTGGCATTTTTGCTCTATTTATCATAATTATAATATATCGTGTTTAATTTAAAAGGCAGGAATTTCACCTGAGTCTATCAATTTACTATCTTTTAGATAGTAAATCAAGATTATGTTACCACCGTTCTAGGGGTTACTTGCATAGCTGACAATATAACATGCAGTCTATTTGCATTGGCAGCCGCCACTTTTATGATCTCTCCTGCTTCGGCTACTAATGGATTTGTTAATATTTCTGTGGGTGTGTTTGCAAAAATTGCTTTTTGAAAAGCAACACTAAACACAGCATCACTAGTATTAGTTAATGTTATAGTAATACTACTTCCACTACCAGAATCATCAGATACTAGTATTGATTTTATAATAGCTGTGGTTGCAGTTGGAACAGTATACAAAGTTGTATTTGCATCAGTGGTTAAATCTACTTTTTTATTTACAAAGATATTTGCCATACTTATCCTAAAAAGAAAACAATCGAATCATTGTCTTCTGTCTTTTCCTCTTGAAATGTTGAATTTAATTTTTCTATCAAACCATTTAAATCTCTTACTAAAGACAAAAATACTGCTTGATCGTATTTTTCAGGTGGTTGTGTTAGTGATTGTACTATCTTAGCCATTTTTCTTTTTTACTCCTTTTATTGTTTTTTTATTTAATGATGCATAAAAAACTTGTTCACCGCGTTTTTTACCATATTGTTTTTTCATAGATTTCATTATCTTTTTACCTTTTTTATTTAATGGCATTATCTTCTACCATCCGGTTGTATATCTATTCTAAAAGTTCCTAATTTCCAAAACTGACTCGATCCTGTGTTTTCTACTTTTAAAGATATGGATCTAGCTCTTGCTCGTGTATCTACTTTGGTCGTGCTACTATTAATTGTAAATGGACCTAATGTTGAACTAGCTTGTGTTTGATTTGGAAAGTCTCTTAAATTTAATGTAACTCTAGCATCACCTGTTTGTGCTAAAAAATCTGGTATGACTCTTCTTATCTTCATCATAAACTCACCATCTCCAGATAATCCTTGTTGGCCAATATCAAAATCACCAGATTCTATACTTGCAGTAATAGCAGATGTTTGACCGCCTTTTACTTGATTGAGACCTGTTTCGTGTTCATAGTATGTTGATGCACCATCGGTGTTACCGTGAACATAATTAACATCGGTGTCTGCTGTTTCTGCACTTGAGTCATATTCTGTTGCGTGTGGTTTTCCAAATATAGCAGAGTCTTGCCATGCAGTTCTAGCTAATGTGCCAGTTGTCCATACTGGACGCTCAGGGCTTGAATCTAAATAATTAAATGAAACCATTCTATTAACAACACCAGAACCAGAGTTTGGATAAAACCATATTACTTCACCAAACAAGTTATTTAAACCAGCGTTAATATGTTGTTTTGGAATGGTGTTTATGTCATCAAATACATGATCCTCAACTAAACAAGGTAATGATTCTAGTCTACCTGCATATCTAAAGAAACCATTCTCTGACATCCAATAAGCTGTACCATCAACTTCAACAGCTGCGTTTTGTCCAATCAATCCACAGTTAGTACCAACTTGTTGAAACGAGAAAGTAAATGGAGGTCCAACAAATCTCATGGTAAATAAAGCAGTATCTGTCCAAACGTAAATTGCATCACGACCTCTTATCGCTCCTACAATTTTAGATCCATCTGCAAGTCTTTGTGTACCAGCTGTATTTGTTGCTGATGGTGTGTAAGTATTAATATCTTCTTGAGATGAGAATCTAATAAACATTGGATCTTGTGTAGATTTTGTTCCAATGGTTGTTTCTGTTCCAAAAAATATTAAGTGTCTATCGGGAGTAGATGTAAGAGTAAATGATGATGCAGTTGGTGCACCAGTTATAATAGTAGCTCTAGTATTGTTTGCTCCTGTAGGATTAGAGTCCCACTCAAAACTTTCACCACTATTAATAGTTGCTATAAGTTTGTTACCAAAATTATCTAACGACCATAGACCAGGTGCTGTAACAATATCTCCTGATGCTGCAGCGTTCCATGAAAAAAAGTTTGATGCATCTGTA